GTCGTTGTCAAGATCCTCTGGTTCGATCTCAATCTCACAGTCACCGTTGCAGTTAAAGCAAGTGTCTTTGTATTCTTCTTCGTAGCCTACATCGACATCGAAGCCTTGCCTAATAAACCTAGTGTAAGTCAGAGTGCCATGACCGTAGCACTCTGGGCATTCAATATGGGATGTGGTCATCAACATCTGGTATGTCATGGTTGTCCTCCCAAGCTTTAGTTGCACGTTGCAAAAACTTCTCACGATTAAAACGTGGATTAGTTTTCTCTAGCTCATCAGCTATTGAGTGTAGATGAGAGGGCCAACCTACCATTGGCCCAATCGTGTCTGCAATAAATTCATAGTGTTGCTTACTCATTCTCATTTTATTTCTCCATTGCCCAAACGCGAATGCCGCCATTAACAGTCCTACTTACAGGCTTATAATTCCTTCTTCTTAATGTTTGACATAAAGATAACGCTTCGTTCTTAGATTCTGTTGGTAAAAGAACGCTATCACCAGCTTCCATTTCGTCAGCTATTAAAGACCATTTTCCCCATCCAATTTGTTTGGGTAATGGAATATTCTTTTCAATCTTGTATTTCATTGTAGTTCTCCTTTACTGTTGTAAATATTAAGGTCATCTATGTAACCTTCATTGAGTGAGTTCTCAGCTTCTTGAATAGCTGATCTTTGCGTTCTGTGTTTAGTTGACAACAATATTGCGCTGCCATCTCTTTGCTTGCTAAACCACCAAGCGCTTTTCTTTTTGTATACTTCTCCTCGTATCATGCCATCTCCGTCCATTGTTTTGATTTCATTGCGCTAGCAATCTGTAGCTCACGATTGTACTTAGCAATCTCTGGCTTGCGCAGATCTTGTGTGTGCGTAGCCCAATAAGTAAGGCAGTTGTATAGCGCCCACTTGTTAGAGCCGAGACTGCTGCGCTCGTCGTTCCAAATACTCAGCAAGTTTTCTAGTTGCTTTTCGTTGGTCTTGGTGACTGACTGCTGGCGTGTGAATGCTTTGCAGACAGTCTTCTTAAAGAAGTCTTCGATCTGTGGTTGCTCTAGCTTGGTGTGCATCCAGCTTTGCCAGACATCTTTGCGAGATTGGAAGTGCTCAAGGCCATTGATTACCTTGGCTGCTGCACCCTCGACGTTGATAGATGCGGTGTGCTTGTATCTACTACGCGCCACTATGTCGGGTGTGGTGCAACCATTAAGGCACCATAGCCGTAAGCCATTGGCTTGCTGAGAGAAAGACCAAGATGCATCGTAGCTATTGAAGAAGCTGACTCGGAACTTAACGTAGTCACCGACTGCTGGTTCAACAGTAAGATTATTAAATAGTATCTCACCTCTTAGCTTGCGACCGTCTTCAAGCACATCGACGCTGACTTCATAATCGTCTGATAGATCTGCTGTCTTGATCCCGTCGAGAACTGAGTTGACTACATCATCGTGCGATACAATCTTGTAGCGTGATCCGTGTACGCCTAACACCTGATCGGTGTCGGTACGCACAACGGCTTGATGACCAGCAATGATATTGCCAAGCTGGTCATGGATTGGTTGTTGTTCGACTGGAAAGTTGAAGTCGTTCATTGAGAAATGTTTCATGTTACACCTCCTCTAGTTTTGCATGTATTTCTGCAAAGCAATTTGCAATTTGTGTCATCGCATGTGGTCGCTTGCATTTACCAAGTGCATCTGAGTTATCTTGAAAAAACTCATGGATTGCTTCGATGTCACCTTTGACAAACATTACAGACAAAGGCAGGTCTGCGTAGTCTATGTAGTTGAGTCTCATGTTAGTTCTCCTTACGGGTCTATAGTTATAGTCGCGTTGTTGATTGCTTCATGCATTAGATCATTAAGCTCATCTGTATAATTAGATATATCCCAGTCTTTTGGGCTTTGCTTTGGGCTTTGCTGATGCAGTTCTTCGCGCACTACTTCACGAATGTATTGCACAATCAGTGTGTTTAATTTAGTTGAATTAAGTTTCATGTTAGTTCTCCGTTGGTTATGTCCTGCATTATTGCAGTGACAATAGTTAAAGTCATTAGTTACCTTACGTCACTTTGGTTTTCGTTTTGGCTTTATTGCTGGCACCTCATGTTTGTGAATGACGCATTGTATCTCACCATGACCAAGTGAAGGATTAGTTTCTAAGAAATGGTCACAGTCTTCTGGCGTAGAGAATGCAACGAATGCAATCCATACAGTTTTAATCATTGTAAACTCCTTACAAAATCTCACCGTAGTTAAGTCCCTATCGTGGGTTAATCGTGGTCACGTCGGTTGGGGTAGGGAGACGGTGTGTCTGGTTGGTGGTTGTTGGTTGGTGTGCCCGTGCCATTGCACGGAAGCGACCATGCCCGAGGAACGAGGAATAGCATGGCGCACTTTTCCGAATCAAAAATGGCACGGGGGTGGGTGGGTGGAGTGACATTTTTTGATAGGAGACTGCATGGCTCAATGCCATGCTTTCTCCTGCTCGTAGCTATCAAGTGATGCTTCATATGCAGTGATGACACCACATTGCAAGCGGATGTCGTCTGCATCTAGCCACAGGTCATCGGTGTCCAGGTGCATGTAGTCGCTATCATCTAGCGGGGTGATTGGTGATTGTAGCATTGTCTTTTCCTCTAGCGAATGAGGCCCGTAGCGAAGCGGAGGGCCGAAAAAATTTTGGGGCCACCTTTTGGCAGCCCCTTTTTTAAAGTGTGATTTTTGACCACGTGGTCGTGTCAAGTCCTAGCCTGATCGGTAGGATTTTGACGGGAACCCAGCGCGGTATAAGTCGCGCTAGGTTTGTGCGTATAATCATTTGCGGTATTTTGCCAGCCGCTCCGCGTGGGATTGGTTGGTCGCGTTCTTTGGCTTGGGTTTGTATTCGTAGCCCATGCAGGTTTTGAAATTCTCACGTGACGCGCGGTGCAACAGATTGAGATGCGTGTAAACGGTGGTGGCTTGTTCGTCGCGGATGATTGCGCGCTCGGTGATGCCTGCGCCGCCTGCCATGTTGTCGGCTTGGTTTTCTTCTGCAGTGATGCGGTCTGATTGCGCTTTGTCCATGTCGCTTTTTTTGTATGGCAGCATGTAGTCTGTGATCTTGCACAATTGCTCTGCCACTTGGCGCATTGTTTGTGCGTCTGCGCCTGTGATGGCGGTGATTGCTTCACATGCTTCTAGCACTGCGGGGTAAACCTCGTTTGCAGCCATGACGATTTCATCATAGTGCGCGGGTTGGTCGGGGTTGGTTGCTTTAAGTGCTTTAACGTCTGTTTTAGTAGCCATTTTTCAGTTCCTTACTGGTTGTTGTGTGTTCATCAATTTGAACCGGCCCAAAGTGAAGAGTGGGGCAGGTCTGGGGAGAACGGTGTCCACAACTGCCAGCCAGAGCAACAAAAATAGGAGCCACTGCACCGCATTTTTGTTGACACAGCAAGGAGGATGCCCGTGCACAGCGTAAGCGCGGCACGGTTAACAGCATCCGCATAGCACACTGTTTCTCTGAAGCTGGCTGATGTGGTAAGCCGATCTCTCCTGCCCCAATCGAGCTTTGGAGCTGGTTTAAATTCTTTTTATTAGTCTTTTTCTGCTTTTTACTTCAGCCATATGGGGGAAGCGTATAGCTGGGGGAATCGGGCAAGATTCCCCCCACTTGCTGGCCCGATGGTGTAAGCCATCGGTTAACAGCCAGCTACCTTTCTAAAGACACAGCGAGGCGCGGCAATGACAGGCTAGGGCAATGCACAGGTGTTAGCATCTCTGCTTGCAATGACCCTACCGCATGCTGAGAAAAGACATGGAGAGACTGACTAAGGTGGTTGTTCTACTGTATCGCAGCAAAGGTCATTGTCACCCTGTCAACTGGAATAATCAGGTGTGACGTAGGGTAATTAGTATAGTTACGTAACGTCACTATTGACAGCCATATAAGAAATAGTGTCGTAATGGGGGGAGAGAGGGAGAGGGGGGCTAGCGAATGAGATATAAGATAGATATATTCCTAATGACTGAGCTTAGAAAACAGGTGTGACATGGTTCCAGCAAGCCGCAAGCTGACTGATAAACAGATGGCTTTGGTAGATACATTAGTAGCAGAAGGATGCAGCATGAAGAAAGCTGCTGAGTTGGCTGGATATGCTAAGGGTGAGTCTGGAAGGATAAGTGCGCATAGAGCTTTGAAGGCACCGCATGTGCAACAGTATATGATGCAGCGGATGAATGAAACGTTTGGATTAACAGCTACTTCAGCTTTGGCTACAGTGCGTAGGCTGTCCAGTGGTGCTAAGTCTGAGTACGTTCAGCTGGAGGCGAGTAAGGATTTGCTTGATCGTGCTGGGTATAAACCTATTGATCGTTCACAGGTTCAGGTGGCTGGAGACATCAAGGTTTCAATAGACTTAGGTTAGTTCGTGGGAAATCGTTAGCCAAGTGTCACTTAGCTAGGGGGGTGGGGGAAAACTTGTGTGTTTGTACAAGTAAGTGATCCCTTCCTCACATTATTTACCCTACAGGTTTGTGCATTGTCAGTTTTATTTTTTTTGTTAGAAGGGTTTTATGTACAGGGTTATTCCTAAGCAGGTTGTTTGGCGAGACGGATGGGTTTGGCGTGGCTTGGTTAGTGAGGAAGATGGCTCTATGATTTTTGAGAAGGGCGTAGAAGATGGATGTAGTAACGAAAGCGGTAGGAGCGGAAAACACGTTCAGCGATGCGTTATCCCTACGGGGTGATTTTTCTCTTAGCATTGCTGGTACATTTGTGGGCACTGTTACTGTACAGCGTAGTTTTGATGCTGGGAGCAGTTGGGCTAATGTGGATGATTTTACTGGTGTGATTGAGACTGCTGGTTATGAGCCAGTTGGTGCTCAGTATCGGGTTGGCATTGCGACTGGGAACTATACGAGTGGCACAGCGACTTGTACTTTGAGAGAGAATGACACTGGCCGATGAGAACTGCGTTAAGGAAGTATGGCAAGCAGGCTGAGAAGCAGCCGCCTCGGGCTAGTACTGAGAGGGCTAAGGTTGCAATGAAGAGTGGTGGATATGCGCAAAGAGCACAAAAGTAAGACTGGTGGATTGACTGCTGCTGGTCGTGCTTATTTCAAGCGGAAGGAGGGCGCTAATTTAAAGCGTCAGTTGAAGACTGGTACTAATCCTCGTCGTGTTTCTTTTGCTGCTCGGTTTGCTGGAATGAAGGGGCCGATGAAAGATGAGAAGGGTCGCCCTACTAGAAAGGCGTTGGCTTTAAAGAAGTGGGGCTTTGGTTCTGTGGAAGCGGCTCGTAATTTTGCTAGGAGGCATAAGAAAAGCTAATGCCTAGTAGTAAGAATTATGTTCGGGATTATTCCATTGCTGGTGAAGGCAAGTACGATAAGTCTTCTAAGCGGATGGAAGATAATCGCAAGCGTAAGAAGGCGCGTTACAAGTTGGAGCAAGCTGGTATTGCCAAGCGTGGTGATGGCAAGGACGTTGATCATAAGAACGGAAACCCAAGAGATAATTCTAAAGGTAATCTAAGAGTTATTGGCAGGGCTGCTAATAGATCTATTAAACGTAATAAGAATGCAGGGAAGGCATAGATATGTGTTTTGGTAGTGGGCCTAGTGCAAAGGCTATATATGAAAAAAAGAAGCCTGAGTTTGGTCCACTTCCTTCTCTTAGCATGACAAAGAAGACCCGCGAGGATCAGGTTCTTGGCGATGTTCCGAAGATGCGCAAGGGAATGCAGCAACGTTCACTCTTAACAATGATGGAGAAATAACATGCCGATGGGAAAAGGAACTTACGGATCTAAGGTTGGTCGCCCTAAGAAGTCTTTGTTGACTGGCAGTCAGAAGACTTTGCCTGAGGGTTTAAAGAAGCGGATTATGGCTTCTAAAGCAAAGAAGAAAAAGAATGGCTGAGACTGTAGAGCAGCGCTATGACCGTCTTTCTAAGGAGATGGCTAAGTTCGAGGAGATGGTTCCTGACGTTGTTCGAGACGAGCCTGATGCCTCTACGTCTGACAAGATGAAGCGTAGATATGTGAATAAGACGCGCAAGGCTGTAGAGTATTTCCGCGACAGGCATCCTAAGTACAAGAGTTTATTAAAGCAGCTTGAGTCTATTGAGGCCAAGTGGGACAAAGAAGGGAAGCATATGTAATGGCTG